CTGAGAGTGTGACAATTAACTTGTTTGCAACCCCGGGTATTAACTGGTCAGACCAGAATATTTTGGTTCAAAATACAATCGAAATGATTGAGCAACAAAGAACCGATACATTATATGTAATCGACTCACCTGAATTTAAAAACCAATTAACTCCAACAATTGGAGATAGTGGAAAAGCTGATGTTCTTGCAGCAACTGAAGTTGCTCAAGCTCTTACAGATGCAGAAATAGATAGTAGCTATTCATGTACATACTTCCCTTGGATTCAGATGCGTGATACTCAGAATAATGTAAACGTTTATATTCCAGCAACAGGTGAAGTAGTAAAAGCTATGGCATTTACTGATAACACAAAATTCCCTTGGTTTGCACCAGCAGGTTTAAATCGTGGTGTAACAAATGCAAGAAAATCTATGTATAAATTAAGTCTCGAAGCTCGTGACATTCTTTACGCAGGTAGAATTAATCCAATGGCTGATTTTGCAGACGCAGGTACAGCAATTTTTGGACAGAAAACTTTACAGGTTAGAGAATCTGCACTTGACAGAATTAATGTTCGTAGATTATTACTTCAAATCAAGGTTCTTATTGCAAATATTGCAATCAGATTGGTTTTCGAACAGAACGACCAAGCAACTATCGACCAATTCTTGGCAAAAGCAAATCCAATTCTTGACTCAATTAAGAGAGAAAGAGGATTAAATGATTTCAGAATTAAAATGGATGATAGTAATAATACTCCAGAAAGTAGAGATAGAAATGAATTGTATGGTGAAATATTCTTAAAACCAACACGTGCTGTCGAATTTATTGGAATTACATTTACAATTACGCCTTCTGGTGCATCATTTGCTGATGTTGGAGCATAATTTAGTTATTAATTAAAAAAAGCCATTAAATTTAGTTTTAATGGCTTTTTTTATTAATATAAAGTATTTATATTTGCATAACTGAATTGGTTGAATAAATATAAAATACTTCATATATGGCAACAATGATTAATTTGAAATGTGAATATTGTGATAAGACATTTATTGTTAGAAAAGGAAGAGAAAAACAATTTTGTTCAAAAATTTGTAAAATTAGACATAGGGCAGAAAAGGATAACATTTTTTATATTGAAAAACACTGTGAATATTGTAAAAAAATATTTAAATCAAAAAAGAAAGAAAATAGAAAATTTTGTTCATATAAATGTTCAGGTTTAAATAAAAAAATTATATCAAGAGAAGATAGACATTGTTTAGAATGTAATAAATTATTTATTGAAAGAATAAAACATGAAAGAAAATTTTGTTCAGAAAAATGTAGAAAAATTTGGCAAAGTAAATCTGAAAACATTAAAAATAGAATTGATAAAACAAGAAATGGTGTGTATAAAAAATATGGTGTTTATAATACGTTTCAGGTTGATACAATTCGATTAAAAGCACTTAAAAATTTAAGAAAAACATATAAAGAAAGGGGTTCTGAAATTGTAAAAAATAATTTATTAAAACTTGAACAAAAAAGACAAGAAAAATTAATTGAAAGATTTTCTGAAAAAGGATATTCAATATTAGAATTTAAAAATGATAATATAATAGTTTCTCATCCAGATGGACATATATTTGAGAATAATAGAAAATTGTTGGTTAATAGATTAAATCATAGTGTCGAATTATCTACAATTTTACAACCAATTGGGTCGCCAAGAACAACATTTGAATTAAATATTTGTAATTTTTTAAAAAATAATAATATTATATATATACCAAACGACAGAAAAACTATTAATGGCGAATTAGATATTTATATACCAAATTATAATTTAGCTATTGAAATAAATGGATTGCATTGGCATTCTGAATATTATATTAATAATGACTATCATTTAAATAAAACAAAAGAATGCGCTGAAAAAAACATTCAATTATTACATTTTTTTGAAGATGAGTTACTTGAAAAATATGATATTATTGAATCTATGATAAGTAATAGATTGGATTTAATTAAAAATAAAATATTTGCTCGTAAATGTTTACTTAAAGAAATTGATTCAAAAACTTGTTCTAATTTCTTAGATAATAATCATATACAAGGTAATATTAATAGTAAAATTAGAATTGGATTATTTTATAATAACGAATTGGTTTCAGTAATGACATTTGGTCATTTACGAAATATTTTAGGTAATAAAAAATCAAAAAATGAAAACGAATATGAAATGTTGAGATTTTGTAATGAAATAAATACACAAGTAATTGGTGGGGCAAGTAAATTATATATGTATTTTAAAAAAACATATAAACCCAATAGTGTAATTAGTTTTGCAAATAAAAGATATAGTCAAGGAAAATTATATAAAAAATTGGGTTTTAATTATGTATCGGATACAATACCTAATTATTGGTATGTTGTTGGTAAAAAAAGAATTCACAGATTTTTATTCAGAAAAGATATTTTAATTAAAGATGGGTATGATGAAAAGAAAAGTGAACACCAAATAATGTCAGAAAGAAAGATTCCAAGAATATATGATTGTGGAAATATTAAGTTTGCTGATGTTGGAGCATAATTAATATTCTAATAATAGAAAACTCGCTTATTTGGCGGGTTTTCATTTTTTTAGTATTTATGAAAAATAATATTAATTTTAATTAAAAAGTATGAAAAAGAATAAAAGGGTTAGACTTAACAAAGTTGAGAAACCACAAAACGAAATAATTGAAACTGAACCAAAAGTAGAAGAAGTTATTGGTGAAGAACAAGAAATGACAGTAGAAGAACTTATTGCACAGGAAGAATTTATTGAAGAACTTCCTGTTGAAGAACCTCAAGTTGAAGTGGGTGCTCCATTTGATGAACCTTTAAAAGAATTCCATCATGAATTTCAGAAAGATTATTTTTTTGGTACACCAAGCGAAAGTTCAGATAAACAAACTGTAATTGATACGCTTCCCGAACCAGTAGTTGAAATACCAAAGCCAAGAACTCTTGGAAGTTTAAATCGTGATGAACTTAGACATTTTCAAAGAACTGGTGTTATGCCAAAATAATTATTAATTGTTTTCGAATATGATAGTATTTATTAGAAAACATAAAAATAATAAAATAAATTTAATAATTAAATAATATGGCAGGAGAAATGATTAGAACGATTCCGTTTAAATACGAACCTAAAAGAGTAAATAGATTCTTTGCGGAATTTTCAGATACAATAGGACTTGAAGTATGGCAAGTTCAGAAATTTAAAAGACCTTCAATGAAAATTAATAGTGTTCCAATTATGTATATGAACGAACAAAATTACGTTGCTGGTAGATATACGTGGGATACAGTGAGTGTTACATTCATTGACCCAATCGGACCGTCAACTTCACAGATTCTTATGGAGTGGGTTCGTTTACATGCAGAATCACTTACAGGTCGTATGGGTTATGCTGCAGGTTACAAGAAAGACATTTTATTGAAAACATTAGACCCAACAGGTGTTGAAGTTGAAAAATGGACATTGGAGCAATGTCAAATAGTATCAATTGATTTCGGTGAAAATAGTTATGAAGATGATGCATTAACCAACATCACGCTGGAGCTACAACCGTGGAGGTGTATCTTAAATCTCTAATAATCAGATAGATACAAAAAACAATTATTGGATAAACCACAAGTATATTTTATGTATATTTGTGGTTTACTTTTTATGATTAAAACTGGAATATATAAGATTTTAAATACTACTAACAATAAAGTTTATATTGGTAGTGCAACAAATATTGCTAAAAGATGGCGTGACCATAAATGGTATTTAAATCGCAATATTCACCACAATTCACATTTACAAACATCTTGGAATAAATATGGTGAAAATTCTTTTGAATTCACTATACTGATTGAATGTGGCATTAGTAACCTATTAATAAAAGAAAGGGAATTTATTAATACATTTAATGCATTTGACAATAGATTTGGTTATAATGTCAACGACCCTGAACACATGTTTTTAAATAGAAAACATAGTGAAAAAACTAAAGAAAAATT